ATGTTCATTACCTTATTAAAAGGCGAATGGGTCTTATACTATATGAAAAATGGAAAAAGAACTAAAATAAAGACCTACGCAAAATCAGAAGAAGAAGCCAATGCTTTTAAGGATTCTTTTAATATTGTCAAATCAGCTACTCTACCAACTGAGCTATGCCAGCAAAAGAGCAAGAACGTAGAGCAAGAGCAAAATATAACAACTAATAATGCTAATAATTTGATGCTGGTGGCAAATAAGAAAAATAAAGTTTTAAGCGATGTATTACCACTATTAATTCAAACATATTCTTATAATACGGATGGTGACAAGAAAGCCCTAAAAACAGTCGAACGAACCTGGCGATTTTTAATCGAAGCAAATGGTAATATAAGATTGGATTTTATAAGCCCGACTCATATTAATAGATTTAAAGCGTATATGAAAGAAAGGAATCCGAAAATAAAAAAAGAAGCTATTGATGTATATTTAAGATTCTTAAAGGCATATTTCAACTATTTGATTAATGAATATAAATTACTGGTAAACAACCCTGTAATAGGTAAGATTCCAAAAAGTCAGAAAGGAAAGCGTTTAACTTTTTCAGATGAACAAATAGTGGCATTATATAATATACTAAAAAACAACAATCCCACTATATTTAATAGTTTTTATATTTCATTGCATACAGGATTCCGTTTAAATGAAGTAATAAATCTTGAATGGAAGAACATAGATTTTGAAAAAGGAACAATTGAATTATATAATAAAGAGGAAATTCAATTTAAAACAAAATCAAGAAAGCCCAGAACAATTGTAATAGATTCTGATTTTAAACAATTCCTTTTGAATCTAAAAAATTCAGATGAAGGATTTGTATTGGGCAGGAAATTTCACCCTGATTATGTTAGCCACAAATTTAAACATTATTGTTCAAAGCTAAATTTTCATAAGGATTTAACTTACCACAGTATTAGACACTATTATGCATCTACTTTTATTAAATACAATCAGAACATTTATATGTTGAAGGAGATGCTGGGACATTCTAGTTTAGAAACCACACAGCTTTATTTGAGCGTTGGAATTGAAGAACAAGCCAGATGCGTTTCAAACATTTCTTATCCTGTATAATTATATTGGTATAAATTATTCAAAGGGAATGTTCAGAAATGGATGTTCCCTTTTTCTTTTCTTCTTCATTCGCAATTTCTTTCTCGTTTTCTACTAAATGATTATAAAATTTTATATGTTCGGAATTTAATAATAAATGTTTCGGAAGTATATTTTTAAAAAGTTTAAATTCATCTATAAAGCCACCATTTTCCTCAATAAATATTCCAAAATAGAAAAAATATATAATTTCGTGAAAGGAAAAACTCGAAATATAAAGGGAATTATAAAAATTAAATTCTTCAACTAATTTATTCTTTGTAACAGTTTTTAAAAATCTAATAAATTCTATTAATAAATAAGAATAGTTGGCCATAAAAGGCATTTGCGTGTCAATTATTTTACCAAAACTATTATTACAAATGTCTTTTTCTTCTTCGATTGTATTTAACATTTTTGGTGTTTGTGTATAAACACTTTTAAAATACGCATAAAATTTTCCGAATGCATTATTATATAGTTGTATTTCAGCCTCACCTAAATAAGAATTTAAAAATTCAATTAATTCTTTTCTTTTTTCCAATATTTTGTAAAATCTGCTGTCAAATAAATTACTAGTTGTTACTTTTCTTAATTTTACAGTTTCTAATGTATACCACCAAATCACAGCAAATGTAATAAACAAAACAAATAATGTTGCAAGTTCAATATGTTTTCCTCGAGTATAATTCCATAATTTTCCGATTTCATTGTTATTTATTATGTCATACCGAACCCAGATAGCTATAATGCCGAGTATTAAAACAATAATAACAAAATACCACTTATGTTTTAAATAATTGAAAACTCTTTTCATATGCAATTAAATATTAAAAATGTTATTTAAAAATATTAATAATAAACTTCCAAATTAGAAAATCATTAGCTATAACTATATTAACTAAAGAAAAAATAAAAAATAAAATTAAAGTAAATAATGTGACATTTTCTTTAATTGTATTTTGAAATCTCTTGAACGGTCTTTGATTATAACAAAATTCAAATCCCTTTGGAAGTAGTTCTAATGATGCTTTTATAAATCTTCGACCTTTGTAATTTTGGTCGAAAGGACCCCGAATTTCTATGCATTCTTCTTTTTTTAATAGTGCAACAACATACAACAACTCTTGGTCATTTTCTTCAATTAATTCATATGTATGTCGTTCGCTTTTTTCAATTTTAAATAATAATTCTTTTTTTATTTTTTTATACTTTTTGTAATTCATGAAGTGTCCTATTTTCCGTAAAATTAACAAAATTTCCCTATAAAAATCATTCCTTTATTATTTCAGTAAATTTCAATAAATTATAACTTCAAACTTAAATATTATATATGAAACACTTTAAATATTTTTTGGATTTTACGGAAGACACTGTAAAGCATTTTCAAGAAGATAAAAAATTTCATTTAGAATCTCTTGAAGAAACTAAAGAGATGGTGTTAAAGGTAAATGAAGCCTTAGATTCACTTGAAGAAGGTAATGAAGAACTAAAAAAATACCTTTTAAGGAGAAAAGAAATTTGGGAAAATAATCTCAAAGATAATAATGATGAAATTGAAAAATCAGAAAAAGCACTTGCTCATTTTATGCCAGCTTTAGAAGTTTTAAAGAAATATGAACAAAAGACTAAAGCGAAAATAGCTTAAATATTAAATGGTATTCTAAAAAGGTCGGGGGAATTTCGTTTGTTATATTAATAAACTAGCTGTAAATTTCAATAAATTATTTATTTAAATTAAAATATTATGGCAACAATAAAAGACTGTTATACTTTAGAATTATATGAAGAAGAAAAACAATTAATTTTAAATGCACTTGAAAATCACGCTACACATTTAAATTATAAATTAGCAGGTATTTACTCAGCCACAACAAAAGCAATCAAAAATATTTATGATTCAGAAGTGAAATCAAAAAATCGTTATTATGCTGGATTAACTAAAAGCAATGTTTATGATTTACCAAGAACATCCTTCTCATCTCGAATAAAAGCAGAAAAATATATTAATCATTATTTTCAGAATTTGGCCGAAATAGAAATCATTAAACTTGAAGAAATAGAAAGCGAAATCAGAAAATTAATAAGATATATAAGAAAAATTAAAGTAAATGAAATTATAAAAGCATCAAAAGAAAATTATCAGAAAATTCCACATTCACCAAATACAATAACATAAATCAGAATTTAAAATATAATTTATAAAATGGCATTATTTGCAGTTATAAGTTTCACAGAATCAAACAAACAAATTATTATAGATTGCATTAAAAATGTTTTAAAATCTGAATATGCTGTCTATAAAGATGTAGTTTTATTTTCCGCACCCGAAACTCAAAATGTTATAACAAAAATGTTCGACGATGCTTTGATTAAAAAAATTGATTTCATGGTAATTTCAATAAATCATATATCGGGTAGAGTTGATGATAATATTACAGAATTTGTAAAGAAACAAAAAAAAGTTCAAGTAATACCAGATGAAAACAAAAATTAGATTATAAAAGAACCCCGTTGATTAAAATATATATACCCATTTAAGAATTTCCAGTGGAAGTGTGGGATTCTGACCTCTATAATCATTCCTTTTTTATTTCTGTAATTTTCAATAAATTATGACTTAAATTAATTCAAAATATCATGAATAACAAAATAATTTGTGAATTTTCTTTTGAAGACCTATCTTTATTAAAAAATTTGTCTGAAAAGTATGAGTTGGAGAAGATATTGGAAATGAAAAAAGAAAATAAAAACACATATGAGAATCAATTAGTATTAAAATATTTCCAAAAAACATCTATGTATATGATATCTGTTCTTCAAAATCCAACATATAATAAAAATAATAATATTTTAATTGAATTTGAAAGTTTGCAATTAGCATTTTTTGTTGGAAGTTTAGGAAAAGAAAAAGAAAAATTATATAAACCTGAAAAAATAGAATATTACCAGAATCTAATTGATTATATTAATAAAATGAATAATTAAATGAATTAATAAATATTTCAATGAAATTATCAGTTGAAAATAAAAAATATAGAACAAATATACTAGAAAATGATTTAAATGACCGTAGCAACTTTCCTGATTTAGGGTTCGCAAAAAAACTTGACAAAATAGAAGATGAAGCAGAAATTTTGTTTAACAAAAATACTATTGAAGGCTATATTTCTTCTATGATTATATACCACCAATTAATGGATGAACTAATTAAGATGTTAATAAATTGTTCTCGTTATTATATACAATTAAGATTATTTCCTTATAAAATAAATAAACGTATTACAAAAAGGAAATTAACTAAAAATTTGCTTGAAGAATTAACAAATTTATTATTGAATCCTAAAATAGAATTATTTATAAAAAAATGTTATGAATTAAATGAACTAAGAAATAAAACTGTGCATAGATTAATAACAGTTAAATCAGTCAAATCAACCCTTGTTCAATGTAAAAAAGTAAAAAGATTATTCAAAGAAATTTTCAAATTGTTTGAAAAAATATTTCATGAAATTCTAATTTCTATGCAAAATAAAGAATATTTTAAAAACGTAGAAAAATCTTTAGGAATTGATTCTATAAAAATTGAAAAATTATTGTTGGAATTTAAAAATCAACAGCAATAATATTTTTTACTGCGGAAGTGTATGAGCATCCCCGTGCCCGTCTCCTCAACTCGGCGAGAACTTTTCATTCATACCGACCACCAAAGTTACCTGCCTATGCTAATACGGAATTAGCCAACTACCTGCATTTTTAATCAAATTTCAATGAATATAGGTAACTTTCCCTGATTATTGCCTATACTGATTATATACTGCCTATATACTGCCCTATATTTGAGCGTAAATGCGGTCTGGTGGCTTGATTTATGCCATCATTAGCCATTTATATACCCTTATTTTATGCAATTTTTGAATGTTTTTCAATGATTTGAAATGAAATAAGTGTTGAAAAAATGAGCAGTTTAAGAGTGCTGGAAAGAACGTGCGGAAGGTATAATCCCTGCCCACTTTCCTTATACTATTATATATAAACTTTTATATGAATGAATATAATCAAACACTACTTCAGTTCTGGAATATGTTCTAATATATACTTATATACTTCTGCTAGACTGAATGAACAGGCACCAGTTGTATAATTATTGTTCTTAATATATTTAAGTAAATAATCAGATTTAAAGTTTATTAAAGTGTTCTGAATTATTTTATATAATGATTTATTAATTACTTTAATATAAGCAAACATTCTATATGAATGATGGGATTGTTGTTTATTAGTTAATAGTTCACCGAAGTCTTGACCTGAACCCCATCGTAACATTTTAAAATCATATTCATTTTTATTGGGAATATAGTTCTTGTCTTGTTTTCTTATTTCAAATACTTTAACAGCATTCAGATTATATTTAATATATTTAATTGATTCAATATGTTTACAAATAATATAGCATACATTAACAATTTTTTCAGAATAATCTGGGTCGTTTGGATTCTTTCCGTTTGTAAATATAGTTTGATGCAGTTCTTCTGAATATATTATATTTAAATCTAATTTGTTTCTTAGGAAAGTGATTGGTAATATGAAGCCAGTATAGCCAGCAATTTTGTTTGATTGTTTAATAAATGCCCTTGCCACCATACTTGCCCTTCCGAATGGTGGATTTCCTATAATAAGTCTATTTTGTTTGAATGCTAAATTTAATTTTAAATAATCTGCTTTTATTATGTTCTTATTATTTTCTGGAAATAAATCATAAGCAACACATCCTTTAATCTGACTTGAGAATGCACCAGAACCCGCACTTGGTTCAATAATTTCTAATTCATTTATATTTACACCTTCTTTTTGCAGAACTAAAAATGTTTTTGTTATTAAATTTGATGCTAATTCTGTTGGAGTAAAATATTTGTCATTCGGAATAACATATTTTCGAGCTGCATATTTTGTGCAGTTGTCACCTTTTCGTTTTTCATTTTTACGCACAGGTCTTCTTCCATATTAAAAAAGGAAATGAAACCTGTTATAAAATTTATTAAATATTTTTATTATTCGTTTGGTATGTTATCGTTTGAAACATCTGTATTGTCGTTTATATTATTATCTTCAGTATTTACATCATTGTTTGAATTTGGATTCGTAATATTATTTAAACTTACTGGCGTGTTTAATCCTGGAAGTGGAGCGTAACCCATATATTTTCTGTATTCGTTCCAAGTTAATCCACCTTTTAATCCTAATTCAAATTCTTTTAATGCATCTATATTTTCGATTCTTGGCAATAAATGTCTAATAAAAATATTTTCCTTCGGGTATTGATTATAAATATATTTATTGAATGCAGAATCTATTATATGAATTTCTGGTAATAGAACATTCTTGTAATAATTTAAAGTATTTTGTTGACCTGTGGAGCGGTTCACAGTTGAAGAATCCCCGAGCATATCGCCAGGTAAAGCCCAGGGTTTCATTATTGCTTTTTCTGTTTCTTTTCGACCAGAAATAAAGTCCAAATCTTTAGCATTCCAACTTGTTGCAAATGGCTTTATTCCTTCATCTAAAAATGCTGTTTTTCTCGCATTATTTGGACCAGCAAATTGTGCGTTCCATTGTTCCAAAAATGTTCTTTTTGAATCTGCGGAATATTTTCTGTCTGAAAGTAGAATGAAATTTATTTGTGCATCATTCATCAACTGACGTTCCTGATATCTTAATTGAGACTGGTAAAGAGAAAATGTTAATTCATTTTCATAAATAATACTTGTTCCAAAAAAATAATTTGTATTAAAACTATTATTAGCAATATTTATATTTTTTACAGGTCCAATTATTTGATTTCTTTCAAATCTATTTCCAGTAATTCTGTCTTCAATTCCAGTTATATTATTATTTGAATCTCTAATTATTTGAACTTGCATAGGATGAACCAGAACAATTTCTTTTGGCTTTCTATATTTAACGCCTCTTAGAACAACTGGAAATGCAGTTCCATAAATCCATCTGTGAAGACAGATTGTTTGGTATAATTCGTTGGCAGTCATTTCAGATGAGGGATGCAATAATAAATCAATAAATTCATGTTGATTTAATTGTTCGTTGTCCATTGCATCAGTTTTGCGAAACATTACAGGTGTGGCTGTCGCAATGTCTGAAGCAATAAAACGCATTATATTCATTGGTAGCCCTTGAATTAACTGGGTTAAAGAATAATTGCTTCTGTAAGTTAAATCGTGCCAATTCATATAAGCAACACCGAATCCTGGAATCCCTAAATTTGAATTAAATTCTTTTTCAAATGAGTTGTTTTCATTTCTTAAAAATCTGGTAATTTTATTTATTATATTCATCTGCATTCCCAAAAAATAACTGGACAACAAAATCTATTTTTATAAGCACACAAATTCTGGCGCTTCTGTTTCAACTAATTCGGAACCGATTAAATAAATAGCATAACCAAGTGAATCAACTAAGTGACCGATTCCCTTCCCTTCCCGTGATTTGTCTAATTTTCCATTGGCTTTTAAAACTGCTTGTTCAATGTCTTTGATTGTTTCCTGACAAGATTCTGAATTTAAAAGCAATCCAACTTCTTTTTTTACATTTAAAACTTTGTCATTAAAAATTGAAACCCTGTCTGAATGAGTTGGATTTTGTTTTTTATAAGTGAAATTTGCTCCAGGGTAATGACTAAATAAAATGTCCCAAGCATTTTCATTATTTCCAGAAGCTAAATAACTTCTTGCACCACCTGCCGCATCCCCATACATCTCGAGATTTCCTTTCCAATCAATTTCATTTAAAAATCTGTCAAGATGTTTCATTTGATTTTGTAGATTGCAGTTTGGATTTTTAAATTCCCAGTGGCAAATTATAACCTCATTCTGAAATGAATAATCTTCTGGCAATGAAACATATTGCTGAATTACATATTTTGGAACCGACTGAAACATACACCAGCAATGCCAAGTTTGATTGAAGTCCATTCCAATAGAAAGTGGGAAATCTGGAAATATTGGAAATTCTTGTGAATGAATTTTTCTGTCGAAGTCTGGAAATGCTTTTCCGTCCATCGATTTAAATTTTGCTTCGTATTCTTGTTCAAATAAAACTGGATTTCTTTTTTTAGCTCTTTCAAGTTTTTCTTTTGTTACGAAAGGACTTTCATCACTTCTAAAAGTCCAACTTTTATATACATCATTTTCTTGTTGCCCTAATTCCCAAAAATCAAAAAAGCGATTGAAACCGCGTGGAGTAGAAATAAAAACAACTTGCGAATCTGGAGTTAAATTTGCTTCTATTGCAATGTCATAAAAGTCATCTAAATTTTTATATACAGCTATCTCATCGAGCACCACAAAATCCATACGTACCCCAACTAAATTGTCACGTTTTTCCGCTGTGAATAAATAAATAATATTATTATTCGGGAATAATATACTTAATTCATGTTCGTTTGTTTTATAGCCGATTTGAATTTCTTCTAATTCTAATTCAGTTAATTGTCGTTTTGTTTTATTATTTTCTTTACAATATTCTTCTATTCTTCTTTTGTCAATTTCAGTTAATATTTGTTTTAGCAAACGCCAATATATTTTTTTCGTATTACTAAAGTTTTTAGAAATGATATATATTTCTTGCTGTTCTAATCCTTTATTCATTGCCCAATCAAGTGCAAGAACTGAACCCAACACCGATTTACCAAAATAACGACCTGCGCAAACTATGCGAATTGGATGCTTGTCGTTATAAACTGCTAACTGCCCTGGGTGTGCATCGACGATTTTTCCAGATTTTGGAAATTCAAATTTCAACTATATTACCAATTATAAAAGAGAAGAAAACTTTGGTGTGTAAATTTTAAAGTAAACTTGAATTTAAGTCTTTGTTTGCTTTTTTTGTTATGTTTGTATTTGTTTTGTTGTCACTAATTCCTGTTAATATTTTGCTTACTTTTTCCTTCATTATATTATCTTTCCCATCAAATATTTCATCAAACCAGTCGTACATTTTTTCTCTTAATTGAGAATTTCTTAAATTTTCCCTTATGGCGTTTTCTTGAATTATTTGCAAATTTAAAAATGCAAGAATTTTTTTTACAACTGCATTCTTTAAATACCTGCAAAGTTGATGTTCCGTTATTCCCATTTCTTCTGCTATTTTTTTCTGGGTAACATTGCCTAGAACGTTTCTATAAAGAATAGTTTTTTGGTATTTGTTTTCTAATTTTACAAATTCATCAAATAAATCTGGAGGTAATACATCCAGCAATTCATCTCGACTTTGAATAACCTTAATTGGCAGGTCATCATTTTCCAATTGAATTTGAGTATTTGTTATTTCATATATATGCTGACAAAATCCACATTTACGAAGCATAGAATTACCTTCGACTGCTTCTTGACAATTTATTTTTCTACATTTAGGACACTCTATAATCATTTAATTTCCTAATTATTTTTTTCTGCAAATTTTGAAACTATTTTTCCAGTAACTAAACTTCCCAATAAAACACCAACTAAAACTGTTATTCGGTCAAGTATGCTTAAATCAAATCCCCAATTTTTGCTTTCCAATGAAATTAGAATAAATATACCTTCTAAAATTGCAACTAAAATTAATCCCATTATAAGAGAAACACGCATTGAACTTATTTCTGGATTTTCACTAAATAACTTTTTTAAAAATTCTTTAATCATATTTTTATATTCCTTTTACTAAAATTGCACCCAATATTCCGAGCACAAACGTAAATACACCAATTATAACAGATGTAATCCAAGCAGGTCTTTTATTTATATTAATTTGTAATTCGTCAACTTTTTCTTTCATATTTTTGATTACCAAATCTGATTTTATTTCAGCTTTGTCTAGTGCTATTTTATGTAATTCAAAAGTTAAATCTACTCGTTTTCCTAATTCAATAAATTTCATTTCAATATATTCTTTTAAAGAAATTTCGTTTGCCATTAATATTTATTCCTAATATTTTAAATTACCAACTTTCTTAAAAAACTGATTCCCATTGCCCATTTGTATGATTTTGGCGAATCCAAGTGTCTATGTCTATACAACGAAATTCGAAGTCGTGGTCATAATACATCTCACCCATAAATCCAGTTGAATTTGAATGTTCAATTGTTCGCATTGTATTTATAAATCTGGATGTTGTTATATTTCCAACAATTGAATTTGCATTAAAAGTATTTACATTTGTTGTTCCAGAAACATAAAAATTTGATGCTGTAGCACTACTAAAATTTGCAGATAAACTTGCAACATTTCCTGCTGTTAATGTTTTTGTAAGGTAAATATCTTTTCCGAGAATGTCATTTGTCATTTTCAAATCGGAAGCGGTGATAGAATTTAATACAGAATTACCAGAAACATTTAAATCGCCAGTATTTGTTGTGCCATTTACATCAAGACCATCAGAAGATAATTCTTCACTTGCATATATACCTTTAGCGTTAATAGTATCAGCTGATAATCCTCTATTAATTTTAAAATTAGTTCCGTTGTCAGTAATTATTCCAGTTCCAACACTTAGTTCAGTTGCTGTTGAATATTGAATTTTATTTGTTCCCGTAATAATAGGTGTTAATACACTTGTAATTCTTTCACCTGTGCCATTAACAATGGATGGAACAATATTTCCCTTAAATTCCACACCTTCACCAAAATCGCAATTATATAAAGTTAATTCGGTCGCGTCTATACAATTAAAAATTATATTTTGGAATCTAATGTTAGTATATATAAATGGATTTTCAGAATCATTCATATATAATTCAAAACCATCATATACAATTCTACCAACTGCACCAGCACTTAATCCAGTTGTATCTGGGGCAATTTTGACACCAGCCCCCGATGCTTTAACGTGAACATAATCTTTTGGCTTTACAGACATTCCTATAACACCGCCAGCAGTTCCATTTCCTGGTATTATCGCGGTAATATTTTTATTTGATGTTGCATTAGCATTTGCATATGTTATTCCTTCGCTCCATGATGCATATACACTTCCTGTAGTTGTTCCATTTGGAATTATCCTAATAATATTCTGGCTTTCCTGATATGCACCTGAACCCATTGTGTTTATTCTTGTAGTAATTTCTGAATCAATATACCCTTTATTACTAAGATGCCAATTATTTGTAGGTGGACAACTACATATTGGTGGTATACGAGGTGACATATCCAATGGTGTAAATGAAACAATATTTTTAAATACAGTCATTGAATCAACATATTGTGTATTTGAAGATGATAATACCAAACAACTTGTAATAGAATCATCAACATATTTTTTTCTTGTTAAAGAATTATCAGTGTCTGGATTTGAATAACAAAAAGGAGCAGAAGCGTTATCAAATACTACAAAATTTTCAAAACTTGCTATTGAATTAACATATTGAATATTATTTGAAGATAGTGCAAGATATCCCGTAAGTGCACCTGTTACAGAATTAATTTTATTGTCAATATATGTTTTATTCGTTAAATCATAAGGTGAAATAGGGTCTAAGTTTTGTTTTAATTGACCAGTAATATTTATTCCAATACCAGAACCAGTTTCAGATAAAATTGCAACTTGCAACGTTCCTGAAAATAATTTTGTTCCAACTACTGTTTGATTATTAGATAAATCCATAAAATAACTATCGGGTTCACCAATCCACTGCATTCCAAACCAAGTTTGCCATACATCATCAATATATAAACCACAATATTGCCAGCCTGTAATTCCGCTTGCTGTGTAATTACCTTCGTTATTTTGTTTTGTAAAACCTGAATATGAAATATAACTTCCCCAGGTATTACCAGAATATGTTTTGAAATTTACATTACTTTTTACTAAAGTTATATTAGGTGTTCCGTCGGGATTCCAAACTCTAAAAGGTACTTCGGCCATTTTATTTAATTCCTATATAAAAATATAATCGTAAACTTTATTATGAAACCTGCTTTATCCCCCAGTTGACTGGATTGCAACATCCAATATAATAAACTGAATTTGGATTTATCCAATTAAAATCATATTGAGGATACTTTGTTGTAAATTTTAAAACGAATCCTTCAACACCAACACCTGAATTTATCCCTGTTATAACATTTCTTAATTCAACTTCATCGTTTGTGCATTCAACTTCAAAATATCTCCATTCATATTCAGAATGAGGAATAAGAATTAATATTTTATTATTAACTTTTGCCTGCAATAAATCTTGAATATAAAATGTATTAACTAAACGTGATAATGATTTAAAAGACAACTCAAAATCTAAAAGAAAATATTCGCATTCATAATCCAATGCACCCCATAATAATTGTCGTTTTGTTCCAAAAAATCTTGGAATTTCTTTTATTCCTTCTTCATCACAACGGTCAAAGTTTAATACTTTTTCAATATTATAATTATCATCAGCAGTATGAATGACAGATGCCCTATTCCCATTTATATATTCTTTCATAATATATCCGAATAAAAGAAATACGAAAATTTTTATAATTATACCTGAAGTTGGAGCTCGAGCGTTGTCGTTTCTTCTTTAAAATCAATTTTCAAATTGTTAAGTCCATATATTCCATCTAAATCATTATTTGGAGCATTTACAATTCTGAATAAAGTAAGAGGATTAAATATTAATCCTTTATATTTTATAGTTAATTTTCTACTTTGTTTTTGATTTAAATACTTTAAAAAATTATTTTTAAAAATATCAGTTGTTGCATAATCAGAATATGTTTGTATTTTCCCGTCTGGTAAAATTTTATATAAACAATTTCCATAATTTCCATTGAAAGCTACATCGTTTTCGTGAATTAAATTATCGTCATTTATATTAGCACAAGCACTTTGTCTACCATTGCTAACATCATATTGCCAGCCTAGTACTCCTGTTCCACCACCGTCGACAAATAAAATTGTATCTTTTGTTAATGTATAAATATCTGCACCATAATAATTTTCAAGTATGTCTTTAACTATTTGATAGGTCCAGCAAACAGAATCTTCGGAATAATATTTTTGCCATTCATTTGGAGAAAAATGTAATCCATATAATCCTGACATTCCTACAAATGGAATATTATTTTTTGCATCCTGTCCGCCGTTTGTGAAAATATAAAATCTATTTCCTCTACGTATTGTTCCGAATCCAGAATTATTACCACCATAAAATTGTCCATCATTTATGACTATAGAATCATATTCAATTTTTGATTGTGCTTTTGAAGCTGTAAATCCATCTCCATCGAATTTTCTATAATCTAAATCAATTACATTAAAACTGTTTTCTAATTCACTTCTATTTTTTATATAAAATATTTCATTGTAATAAAAACAAATCCATCCATAAGAAAAGCATAATTTTTTTATGAATCCCCAAATATTTTCATTAGTTTGATAAATTCTTTCATAACCTGTTTTTAATAAAGTAAAATTATGATTTTCAGAATCTACTTTTTTTAATACTGGGTCTCTTGTACATATATAATCACTTAAAGAATCTTCTATCTGAAATATTGATTGATTATTTACTAAACTTTTTATTAACGTATTGAAATTTAATCTATAATTACTTGTAAAAATCATTTCCATTCCGCCTTCTAGATGTCCGCTTGTGGGTGTAAGTTTTATTTCTTGAGAAGTAGTTGTAAAAGCATAAGAATTTCCTATACCACCAATTATTTTTGAAACAATAGAAATTGAATTTCCAAAAGGAAATGAAGTTCCTGTAACAAAAGAACTATAATTATTTATGCAAGTATTTAAAATTGTTTCCTGTGGATTTGCTATTTGAACATCAAAATGATACCCATGTCTCGGTGAAGTTTTAAAAGTATATATATCTGTTCCGATTGTTAAAGTGTCACCATCTTGCACCATTCCATATTGTTGTGAAAAATTTATAGTTCCTGTTGCATAAGTTCTTATGCCAGATGTGTCATATTCCCAATTTATTTTAGCTGGGTCTAATAATTGTTTATTCGATAAATAATTTCTAAGTTCTTTTAAAAATCCTAATGCTTGAACTTTTATTTCTTTATTATCATTTCCAATTTTAAATTGTTCTTCAATAGCTTCTTGATTTACTATTCCCTTCCCGAGTAAATTATTATTTAAATCAAATATTTTTATTATATATTTTATATATGTTGTATCTTCAAATATTTTATAAAATATTTTTAAATAATTTTTATTCCAAGTTCCTGAACAAGTAAAAGTAATATCAGAATCTTCGAAAAATAAAATATTTTGTCCTGAATCGTCACTTGAATTATCAAATGAATATTCTAATTCTCCAATGTCTAATATATAATCTTTTAAATTTATAGTTTCAGTTAATTGAGGTGTTGTATCCGTTGCAAAAAAATTAACACCTGTCAATGCAGTTGTATCTGGCCATTGGTATTGTTCACAGGTAATTTTAAATTTGTTAATCATAATTAGTCAACCCTCTTGCTCTTCATATAAGATTTATATTGAGGTACTGTTTGTTTACTCCAAGAAAGTCCGTCCATGTTTGCACTAATATATACAGGTGTAATTGTTTGTTGTTTATTTCCTAAATTTCCTGAAACTAAACTTGCTAAATCTTGATTATTTACCATATATCCCGATTTTCCCATCAAAGCAAGTTCTGGTCCTCTTTCGCCAACTAAAAAAGCACCTGAATTAAAAGAACCACCTTCGGCTAATGCTCCAATCATACCTTTTGCAGCTTCAAAACCCGCTGTCGCCAATGCTATTTCAGGTAATTCTTTTATAAGAGTCGCACCAAATGACATTGTTGAATCAACAAAAACTTTTGCTATTTGTGCAAATAAAAGTGCTTGAATAAAATTAAGTGTTGATTGTAAAAGACCTTTTAATAATTCTTTAAATGCTTTTCCTGCACCTTCACCACTTGCGATTGTTTTAAAGAAATTTCCAAATGCACCAGCCAATTCGTGAATTGCATTCTTAACTTGTTCAGCTTGTTTTTTTATTCTATCAAGTGGAGAATCTCCTTGTTCCCAAATATCATGTGCTTTATTTTTATCTCCCTCTGGTATATCATAACCCTGTCTTTCATCACCGTTTTTTCCTAATAAATTTTTAACTTGTTTTGTGTATAATTCATCTTTAAGTGTGATTAATTCTTTTGTAAGTTTTATTTTTTCTTCTAAATCAGTTGTTAATGATAATTCAAGTTCAACTTGTTTTATATTTAATTTTAAATCATCTTCATTTAAATTGTGAAATAACTTATCACCCTCAAGTTGAAGATTAATATTTTTAATTAAATCGTCATCTAAAGATTTTTTTTCTGAATTAATTAATTTTAATGCTTCACCATAATTTTTTACTATTGCCCATTTTTCTTTACTTGATTGATTACTTTCCCAATCAGCTTTTGCACTTTCATATTTTTGTTTATAAATTTCAAATTGTGCATTTAAATCATCTTGTGTTAATTTTCCAGATTCTTTTTGTTGTTCTATATATAATTTTAAATTTGCAATGTCTTGTTCATCAGGAGACATTGGATTAGTTTTACTACCTTTATCTTTTTTAGTATTATTACCTCCTGGTGGCTTTTTATTATTTATAACTTCATAAGGGTCGACTTGAACAATTTTTCCATTTACAATTTTTTGAGCAGTACCACCAACTTCTTCACTTTCTTGGTCACGAGTTTTTTCTTGAGTGGGTGTTGGAATAGAAAATAATTCACCAATCCAATAGACTGCACTTTGTATCCATCCTATAAATGTTTTTACAGAATCAATAACTACGCCTAATTGAGAATTAAAAGATAAAGCAAAACTACTATTTGCAATCGTATTAAATAAATTTTTGAACCAGTTGTCGACATCTCTAAATGCACCAATTAGCCAACTTAATGCTTTCAAAATACCACCAACAATCCACATTTCAAGTTTTACAAACATCATGCCAACACCAAATAATACTTGAATAAATCCACCTAAAAATTTCATCAAATCTTGATTATCATCATAGAAGTTTTTAAATGCTTTAATTACAAAAAGGATTGCAGGCTTTAAATATTCAAATGCCTGTTTTAAAAAATTAACGCCACCTTGAACTAATGCTATTAATGTATTTTTAAATGTTCCAACACTATTAGTAATCCCCAAAATATTTTGAACATCACTTAAAAATCCTTTTCCTAAATTTATAATCGCCATAATTGCATCTTCAACGATTGGAATTATATCTTTAATCACAACTAAAAATGGATTTAAACCTCCAGCAATCATTCCCCCGACCTTTTCTTCAGTTTCATCCCAAAGATGTCCTAAAATAGATAATGTTCCTGCGAAAGTTTTTCCTTCAGCTTCAGCAAATCCACCAAATTTTTGTTTCATCAAATCAACAATTATATTTGTTCGTTCCATTCCTTGTGCAGAACTAATCATTTTTTTATCATTGTCGGTCAATATAATTCCATACCTTGTTAATCCCGTAAATACTGCTTCATTTGTTTTACCTAACAATTTTGTTACTTGGTCTAAACTTGCTTCAGTATCACCTGATTTTTTCATTCCTGCAACAACATCAAGAATGGTAGGGATTGTTTTTGCAATTTGGTCACCCGCCATTCCATATACTGTTAAAAGTGCTTGTGCATTTTCAATATCTGCTTTTTTAAACATTGTAGTTGCAGAAAGTTCTTTTGCCTGTTGAACTAATTTTGGCAAAGAATTTCCAGATGAAACATTATTTAATCCTGTTTCTAATTTTGCTAATGATATTTGATTTTTTTCAAATACTTCAAGTGAAGATTTTCCAAATTCTATAATTTCACTCGTAATTTTTTTCACGACTTCAAAACTAACAAATGCTTTAGCAACATTCATTATGCTGTCTTTAAGTCCATTCATTGTATTTTGTAATTGAGAAAATCCAGAATGTGTTCCTTTTAAATCTTGAGTAATACCATTAATTTGACTTCTTAATTGAATTTTTTGTTGAGTTAATCCGTGAAGAGTTGTTTCAAGTTGTTTAAATTCAGTTGAGGCAGTTTTCCCTTGAAGTGATAATTTAGCTAAGTCACTTTCAACACTTTTGATTTGTTGATTTAATGTTGTCCATACATTTTTATCAGATTCTAAAATTGCTTTTATTCTTATTTGTAAATCTTCACTTGCCAATTATTTTACCAGATTATAAATGTAATTGAAACTATGATTGCTAAAATATTTTCTTACATCATTTTTTAATTGTTGCCCTAATCCAAAAAACTCTCGAGGTGTTCCACCTTTATAAGAACCTGTTTGTTGGTATTTTGCGATATCTTTTCTATTGTCTGAAATATAAACTTCCCAATCTTCACCTAATTGTCGTTTTTTAACAGACTGAAATAATTGACCTGTTCGATTAAATAATTGTGTACCTTTTTTATTCGGCTGTAAAGCAGAGCCAGTATTAAAATGAACACCTGATTGAATGTTATTTTCTTGTTTTTTTCTAACAATTTCTGCAATATCTTCAAGCACATTTTCTTTTAATTTTAATCCAATTGGAATTTTTGCAATTACTTCATTTATATTTGAATTGAACTCAATATTCAAAATTGTTCTCACAATTAAAAAATCAATACAAAATCTTTATTAATTCTGACTTTGCTTATATTCACAATAATTTTCGTATTTAAGCCATAAGGAATAGTCTAAAAAATCTGACATGTCAGTATTTTCTTCAATCCAATTTTTGTCTTTATAGTACCATTTAGTTAGTTTGTAAATCATATAATCAACAAAAACAAGTTCTGGAATTTCTGAATAATCTGGAAATGGAATGTCAACACCTGATTTATCTGGAATTGTATATTTTTCTGAAATTATTTTTATATCCCTAAAATATTCGTAGTCGGTCTTGACATCATTAGAAAAAAACTGAAGGTTCCTTTAATGAAATTAAAATATTCATCATAATCATCTTGTCCACCATCAGGTTCATAATTAATGCTTTCTGAGTTTTCATAAACAATATTACACAATTCTTTTGCATTTTCATTTTCAAGAAAAAAATCTTCAACAATTTCATTTTTCATCAATTTTATTTTACTCATTGCAATAATTACATCACCAGAACTTTCAAGAAATTTGTCCATTACTTCTTCATTCACTTTATCTTTTTTATTTGTCTTATCCACTAATTTTATCAGATTTTTATCAGAATAAAGTTTATCAACCTTGTCTCTTAAATCTTTTGGAATATATTGATTTTCAAAATCAGTATATTTTCTTGAGAATTTAATTGCTGGAATACGATATTTTTTCCAGTTCTTGTTTCTGATTTTATAAACTATATCCTTATATTTATATTCACGTCTTTCTTTTAATTCATTTGCAATTATTTCAGTTGGTGATAATATTATTTCTTCATCAACTATTTCGTCACCACTGATTTCATCTTGTTTTTCTAATTCCATTTATTTTCTCAAAATATATTATAAAAAAGAAAAAATTACCGAAACATTTTTTATCCTACCCAATCAACATATGGCTGACCAGCCGATATAGTTACTGTTGTTGCAGTTGTACTAATATTAAATCCCCCAGAGATTAAAGCGCCAGTTAAAGCAGAGGCACTAAATGTAATATCCGATGGAGCAACAGTTGAATCAAATGTGACTTTTACCTTTTCATCACCTTGTTTAACTGTTTGATTTGGGTCAACAACTACTTGAAAATAAAGTCTATGTTGTTTATAGTTTGGATTATTATTTTTGTTAACATATAAACGATAGAATTTATCTTTTGATTCATCAGGTAAATTTAAAGTTGGTAAACCTGATTGCTGTAAGTTTGTTGTGAACGAAGGTTCTCTGTCTCTGTAAACAATTAAAAAAGGATTTGTCGTGTCATCAGCAAATTTCTTTTTAGTTGCTTTGTTATTAAATTCTGAACCGACGATATATCCTAAATCATAAGATTGATTACCTGTAGCACTTAAATCTGTACCATCTTCGTTTATTTCTTTTGCTACAACTACACCACCCCATATATCGCTTACTTGTAATTTTGTTCTACTAAAATTTAAACTCATTTTGATTGATTCCTTTTGCTTAAAGATAAAAGAAAACTAATTTGAAAAGAAAAAATTTGTCTTCTACAACAATGAAGTAAGAAGTCCGTTGGTAAATGTTGCAACTTTTGTTCCCATTGTTGCAGTTGTGCTAATCCCAGAAACTCCATTTGCAGAAATTGTTCCTGTTATATTTACCGAACCATTAATTGTTAAAGAGGATGAACTAAAATTTCCATAAATTAACGGAACTGTTGAATTTGAATTATGAATATATAATGTATTTCCGTTTTTTTCTAAGCTACCAGCCATATACCCAATATGAACACTATTACTACCAGTCAATGAACTACCAGCTTTATACCCAATTATTGTATTATTACATCCAACAGTATTTGCAGTAAGAGTAAGAGCACCTATTACAACATTATAAGCTGAATTTGTTTGTTGAGCTGCTGTGTCACCAATTACTACATTATAATTTGTATTCGTTAAAAATGGGTATCCACTTGCACCATCCCAACCAATTAAAGCATTATTCCCAATTGCAATAGTGTTTCCTCCCTTCAAATCATAACCAGCTTGATATCCAATTGCTATATTATAACTACTATTTGTATTATAAAGTGAAGTAGTTCCTATTGCGACATTCCTTTGACCAGATACTGAATTTACTAATGTTTGACAGCCTATAGCCATATTATCACTAATATTTGTTCCTAAATTAAACTTACTATTAAACCTGATTGAATTGTCATAACTTGTGTTCCAAGTAAAGCAGTTGTGGTTATCCCTGATAATCCATTTGAATAAATATTCCCACTTACACTTAAATTTCCGCTTACTGATAATTTTTCTGTTGGTGTTCTTGTATTTATTCCAACGTTTCCAGTTGTCCATGGGTCTGAATTATCTGTAATATTTTTTGACCAAAAACCACACCAAGGTAAGTCAACACGACCAAGACCACCACCTCCACCAAATGGTAAAAAGTTTGAACTATCCCAATAAAGTTGTGCTATACCCCTATACACACTAAAAGTCTGACCAGCATGAATTGCCAAAGTATTTCCATCACAATGAATACCACAACTAAATCCACCGTTACCATCAGGCAATGGCCAATTTGTAGGAAAACCAATTGTATAATTTAAAGAATTTGAAGTTGTTCCAGCAAATTGTAATTGTGAATTTACTTTTACAATATCACCTGTATTACTTAATGTTGTTGCTGTTGTTGATTGTCTTGCCCATAAAGAAGGAATTGCAGTTAAACTACCAGTTGTTGCCAATCCTGAACTAAGACTATTAAGAAAATATGATGTTAATGAACTACTTGTTGCCAATCCACCTGTGCAACTTGATAATGCATATGCACTTAAATCTGAAGTTAACGCATAATTTGAATGTGTATGGCTTGATAAACTTAATCCAGAGCTTAAACTATTTAAAAAGTATGCTGATAAAGAATTTGTAGTTGCTAATCCGCCAGTACAACTAGATAATGCGTAAGCATTTAAATTTGAACTTAAACTTGTAATCGAAGAATTTAAATTTGAAGTTGAAGAAACAAAGTTTGCTGTTGTTGCATAATTACTTAAAGCAGGTGTATCTGTTAAATCATTATAAGATTTTTCTGATAAACTTGATAATGAATGATTGTGGCTTGAAGAACTATAAGCATTAAGATTCGGTAAATCATTTAAATTATTATAAGAATGATTGTGACCACTTAAACTAAAATTGCCAGTTAAACTATTTAAAAAATATCCTGATAAATTTATTCCTGTAATACTAGAATTTAAATTTGATGTCGCACTTACAAAATTTGCAGTTGTCGTAAAATTATTAAATTCATTTTGTAAATCGAGTTGATTATATATATTATCATCAATACTTCCCCAATGTCCGTTTATTCCAGAAACACTAATACCAGAAATACTTTGAATTTGTGATTCTAAATATGCTGAAGTAGAATTAGAGTCAACAATTTTTTCATAATCAATTAATATATTTGGTGGATTTATAACTGTTCCACTACCAGCAATATTTGTTCTATCTTGTAAATATTTTATCTTTAGAGCAAAACCAACTGTGACTCCGTTTTGACTAAATTCTAAAACTGCCATATTGTAAGGAAAACTTACATCAATTATTCCCTCTATATTTCCGAGTCCAGTTCTATAAATTTCTAAAATACTATCGTCACTTGAATAACATCTGTTTAAATCATATAACATATTATCAGAAATTTCTAAAATTGTATCTTGCGTGCATTTGCAATGAACTTTTATAATATATTCTTGATTATGATATTCACTGCCATTTTTTAAATCTTCAACATTTTCAACATCTTTTGCGAAATAACATGCAGAAGGAAAATTTAAACTTTCCCCTAGAAATGTTTCTCCAAATATTGCTTCCTGAATATCACTTAAATATCCTTTTTCAGGTTTGATTTTTAATAAATCATTTTTAAAACAATTATATATGTTTTTCGTTATAGTCATGCTATTATATTATTAATCTCTTATAACTGTCTAAAGTATTCAGAACCTCTTGCGAAACGTCACTGAATGTAATTGTATTTCCAGCATTTACCATACTTTTTATTCCAAGTTGAGGTTTTGTATTTTGCCCGCTTTTTTGAAATGAATCTGTCACCAATTTTGCACAAGCCTCTTGTAAATCTTCAGGCATTGCTGTCAGTGAATAACCAGCAATGTAATTTGTTTTTAATTCAGTCCAACAAAATATATTTTTTAAAAATATTTTCCCTTCTTCTTTTCTTACTTCATAATCATTTGAATCAACTAAAGTCCATTCTGCAAACGGAGTCAAACGAACATAAATTGCAGAAACTGACTGAATTGGATAATTATCGGTATTAAAATAATTATAATTAAATAAATTGAATGAATTGTAAAAATTATTATGATTGAAATAATAACCTTCAAGTTCATTTTCGGCTAAACATCTATTTGTTTGGTGATTGCAAAATCGTGAAGCAGATGAAATCAAGGAATTATAAAAAGCAGATAATGAAATGTCTGATATTTTATTATATTGTTGAATATAATCAAATGTTATCAAATTAATATTATTTGTTAAATTTGTGTCCATATATTTTCATTTTCCTATTTTTGTATATAATTTGAGAACATACGATTTTTATATTTCTTTAAATCTTTTTCTTTTATTAATTTGCCTTCATTTTTTTCGTTTATTTCTAACAGTAATAATTCAGTCATGCCAGTAGTTCTACCAATTTTTTTGTTCTTTTTTTTCTTCATATATTTTATATTAAAAATTAAAGTTGGGAGGTAAATGAAAAGTGTAATAACACAAAAGAAACCCCCCAACTTTTTAACTAACTAAGGAGAAATTTAAATTGAAACTTTATTTTAAATATTACTGAATAGTGTAAGGACTGCAAGAATCATAATATGTCAAACCAACACCAGCAAACATAAAGTAATGTAAATCAATTATTCCTGTGTCTGCATGTGTAGTTTGGTCAGCAATCATTTGGATTCCATTAATATTTCGTCCAATCCAGATTTGAGATAAATCCCCGAACACCCAATATTTTGTTGAGGATGCTGTCGTGCTTGTTGAATTTAAAACACCGTCAGCCACAACTTCAAATGGGAAATTACAAAATGATTTCGCACCAGTGTTTGCATCAAACAACGGTCTTTTGTTAGAATCCAATAATCCATTTAACAAAGTCCAATGTGTTCTGTCAATTACAAATTTACTATTTTTCCAGAAAAATGGATTTGTAGTTCCGATGTGTCCAACGATATCTGCATATGTTACACCTGTAACTAATCCAGATGCACTTTGCGTATAAGCACTTCCGCCATAAGCACCTGTAAAAGTTGTGCCTTTACCTAAAGCATCCAAATCAAAATCTTGTGCAAATTTCATTCCCACTTGTGCATTAATATATTGCTGTAAGGAATAAGGAGATGTTTGAAGTAGTTCTTGTGTTAATTGAACTTTGGCATGGTATCTTTTCATGCTTATTGTTCTTGTTGCAATTGTTGGAGCAGAAGCTGTAGCAGAACTTGTTTCACCTAATCTTGCGTCGCTCAAATTTGCAGTTGTAGTTGGGATTGTCATTGAGTTGGAAGTGAAATCAAAAATTGTGCAATTTCTTAAAGCAACACCTGCTATTTCAGCGCTCTCCAAAATATTTGGAGCAAACTGAGTTGGGACTAAAGTTGTGTTTGTGGTCATCGTTTTGTCAACATATTTACTTCTATTGTTATTAATTGAATCAAGTATAAATTCTTTATATTCTATTGCATTTTTTTGTTTATCTTCTTCTCCACTAAATATAACTTTCTTTTCAACTGGGTCATCTTCAACTAATTTTTCTAACTTTTCTAACTTTTCTAAAAGGTCTTTATATTCTTTATTTTCTTCCATATTATTTCCATATAAAAATGAAATACAAAATCATTTGTGTATAATAGTAATTTTATATTTGTGCGTTTTATTTAACCTAATATTTCCAACTTTTCAGTCTAATATTCCCAGTTTTTATTATAATATTTTAGCAGTCAAATTTTCTATTCTTTGTTTTATGTTTTTTACTTCTTCAGTATTTTTTTCTTTCTCTTTTATTTCTAAAAGTTTAAATAATTCCTCAATTCTTTTTTCAACAATTTCAAAATTCATTGTATAATTATTTTCAAATTCTTGTAGTTTTTGTTCAAATTTTATTACTTTTTCTTTTTGCTCATTCTTTTCTATTTCTTTTTCAAATATTTCTTTTAATTCTGGTGTCTTAACACTTTTATAAGCTAATGCTAAACTTTCTGAATTTGCTGGAACCGTTACCGCACTATATTCAAGTAATTCCCAATTTTTATATACCAATTGTTCTGATTCATTTATTTCAATTTCTTTTGGCAAAAAGCCAATTGAAAATGCGCTCATGAATCCATCTTTGTATAATTTGGCTACCTCTTGACCGAGAGCAGTTTCTGCGAATTTTAATTTTGAAATAATATTATTGTCGTTGCTCTTAATCCATAGAGCTTTAGCAATTGGTAAACCTTTGGAATCATGATTTAATAATACAACTGGATTTTTTTGAAAGGCCGTGAAGTCTCCACCTTTTGCAGTTACTATTTCGTTATAACGGTCTGGGGAATCTGAAGATATTTTTGCTATTAAAGTATTGTCGCTTTCATCAAAAGTAGAAGTTGAAGTGAATTGTTTAGTGCGAATTGTATTTTCCATTTACTTTTTCCTTGCAAGAAAAATAGTAAGAAAACTGGAGTGGACTTATATGACATTCGTGTTATATGCCAATGCCACTAACTAATATGACATATTGTGTTAACTAATATAAATAGTTTTGAATAGTTTATTAATTATGAAATTTTTTTGACTGTAAACTATTTGTGGTATGTTATGTAATTTACTTAATATATTTGCTAATAGCAAGTAATATTATTCTGTATATTCTAAAAGTTCAGCCTGTTCGAGTAATGCTGGAGTAATACCTGCCTTCCCTCGAGTATTGCCTTCGCTTTTTATTTTTTTAATAAATTTCTGTTTACTATTTTCAAATTCTGCTTTTCTCTTTTGTTCAATTATAGCAAGTTCAATCGGGTCTTCCACAAAGGTGCTTTCTTTAAACAAATCTTTAGGCACTTTTTTGCTTATATTTTCAAAATCAAATGTTAATATTATTTGATTATTTTTGACGAATTGAATTTTTAAAGATATAATTTCTTTATATTCTTTTTTTATTTGTTCAAAAAATTCTGCAGGATTTATTAAATTAAAATTATCCTGAAAAATAATGTCGATGCTGGATGGCTTTATTCCAATTTTAAATTTTCCATTATAATGGAATTTTTGTTTAACCATTTTCTCAACATTTTCTAAGTTTTTTAACATTCTCATTTCCTGTTCTTCAGTTAAATTTTCATAATTCAATTAATTCTCCATTAAATCAAAATGAAACCATTATATAACTTTTACACGCTTGTTGTTACCCGCTTGTTGTTACCAGTAATTTCTTGTTTATAAATTTAATTTCTATAATTTCTGGATGATTTATCTCGAGTTCCGCAATCGCATCATTAATTATTTTTTGAGTATTTCTTAACTCATCAGCGTAAGCCATATTTTTAAAAGCCTCGAGAATATGCTTACAATTTTTCGTTTCATCTTTCCTGAACTTAAATCCACGGCAAGAACAAAAATTTTTTTCACCGATTATGACATCATAACCTTTTATTCTAAATTTTTTGCTTTCCAATTTCCATTCTCCATTAAAATCCATTTTATTTTTTCTTTTAAATAAATATTACTGAAACCTCTTTTTATTACAATAAATCTTTTGGATTCAAAGTTATTAATCCTGGAATGTCACCAATCGGAACAATTCGACCTTCTGAATGATAATAACAGTTTGTTGTTTTAGTTGTTCCGTTTTCAACTTTATATTTTGTTAAATCTAATTTCTGCAGATTTTTTGGATTGAAAATATAAATTTTATAATTGGAAAAATCAGTTTCGTTTATCACCGTGTAAAAAATCAAATCTGCCTTACAATAGGAAGCCCAGCCTTCCTGATTTGTTGATTTATTGCTTATTGTCTCCGCAAAGATTGAACCCCATAAAACTTTTTGAGCTTTAAGACTTATTTTTTTTATTTCTTCTTTAGAATTTTCAATTAATAAGTCGACATCTTGTTCTTGGAGGCTTTTGAAAAAATCATTTTTATTATAATCGCAAAAACAAAATTTGCAGTTGCTACGGATTAATAAAGGTCTTATAATTCTACGGTAACATTGCATCTCTAATTTTTCATCTTTTTTGTTTAAACAACTAATTTTATTATCTCCTTATTTTATGTTATAATCATAATCTAAATTCGGGAATTGATTATATTCCTGTTCTTGCAGGTATAATTCTTGTAATTCATCTATATATTCATTATAACCTGAGTATAGATTCTCGGGTATTTCTTGTTCTGCAACTTTTTTTTCCGCATCCCCGAGTATATCTTCTACTGTGTATCCCAAATCTTTGTAAATAAAAGTTGTGTTTTTTCTTAAATCATTTATATTTATGCTTCCGTTCATTATTATTTTTCCTTATAAATGCCTTTCTTTAAATGGTATGAAATCCTGAGAAATTGGCACTTCAATTTTCTTATTGTTTCTATTTGTTTTCCATTCTTCTTCATATTCGTCAATATGATTAATAACGTATAGCCACCCTTCTTCTTCAGTTGGATTATTATTTATTCTATAATATTCACCAAATTTTTCCTGGCAAATTTCATAATTTATTTTGTAATTCTTTTCTTTAATAATTTTATTTATTGCTTCTTTTACTTCTTTATATAATTTAACTGATTTATCATATGACGCTTTTCTTTTTTCAAAAGAATCCTGAAAAATCTCCTGAGGTGGATTAATTTTCTTTATTTCTTTTGAAAATGCAGGCTGGTGTTCTGGGAGTTCTGGGTGCTTTTGAACTGGATGAACCACTGCCTTACCTTCTTCTTTTTTTGTTTCTTCTTTTATTTTTCCCTTCAAAAAAGATTCCTGAGGTGGGAAAGAATGCAAAACCTCTTCTTTTATAGGTGCAGGCTGGTGTTCTATTTGTTGTGTTTGTTCTTCAAATTTAAGAACTGGAGCCTTACCCTCGGGTGTATTATTTGTTTCTTCTTTTTCTTTTCCTTTTGAAAAAGATTCCTGAGATGATTGGGGATTTTCTACTTTTTCATTTCCAGATTCATTTAAAGAATTTGAAAGCGGACCACTCTCTGCTGTATTCTCTTGGGTATTTTTTTGAGAATTATATGAAGTATTATATGTAGTATTATATGTATTAGATTTCTGATTTTTGCCTTCCCATTTCTGATTTTCAGAAGTGCATTTCTGATTTTTGCCTTCCCATTTCTGATTTTTAACATTCATTTCTGATTTTAATAGTTCCATTTCTGATTTTTCACTATTGCATTTCTTAAAATCAGAAATGCACTTCTGAAAATCGGAAATGAATAAATTAGTTATCCTATAATGAATAACTGGATGTCCATAAGCCTGGCTTTTCATTCTTTCAATAAATCCTAATTTTTCTAATTTAACTGCTACCAATTCAGTTTGATTTTTTGTTAAATGAATTTCAGATTCCCATTCAGAATAGCTTTTATAAATCCACCCGAAATATTTTCCTTTGTCAATCCAATACATCAATTGAGAAAAGAATATAGATGCATTTATTAATGGAGTTATTTTTTTAGATTGAAAAAATGAAATTAAAATTTGAGGAATCACCAAGCATTTTGAATCGCCAGTGGAGTTTTTGATTAATTCTTGCCATTCTTCTTTTGAAATTATTGCAGGATTTTCTCGAGCGGAAATTACTTCTTTGAGTGATTTCATACTTGTCCTTTGTTATACAAAAGACGAAACCTGATTTTTTCATACTTGTCCTTTTTTAATGCTGGTAGCCAGGACAGGGTATGAAGCCTTTTTAACTACCAGCATTTTTTAAATAAATATATTAACTTGGGATTAATATAATATAAATAGTATTGAAGAACATTTTATTTGAAAATTATTTTTGCCTTATTAAATCCTCTTATATAAATAGTCTCGAGATTCCTGTAAATTGAAAAAATTGTTGTCGATTTATTGTTTTTTTAACAATCTTTTTTATACTAAATCTTATTAATAATATACAAAATATCTTTAAAAGATTCATAAAAAATTGTTATCATTTTATTGTTTTTTCATACCTACTATTTATAAGGTATAATTTATAAATAATCTCTATAATAATTTACAAATATTTCTACAAATTGTAAAGCATTTTTAAAAATATTTTTGCAGGGATTTATAAATTAATTAGCCAATTGCAAACTGAAAATAATTGTTCTTCACCATTTAAATTACAAGCGTTGTCTAATAAATTGTTCTCGAGTTGATTCCATATTTCCGATGCCATACTTATTGCGATTGCCGCACCAATAAAAAATGTTTTAGGATTTAAATTTTCTTCTCTAAAAGAAGTTTTAATTCTTGCTAATGCAGAAAATGCAGTTTTCCAATGTTCATCTGCGCCTGCAGGGTCAATTCCACCTTTTAATTCACCTAAAGCAATGTATTTATTCCCTTCGATTGATTTCTTTTTTCCTTTTCCATTAATCCTATAGTCACCATTTATTAAAATTAAATCAATATTTTTAGTAACGATTTTAAGAGTTGAATTAAATAAAAGAGTTCTGTTGTTTTCACCGTTTTTCCAATAAAATCCTTTTGTATGCGATTCAATATTTCTATCTTCTTCTTTTTTCTTTGCCCATATATATTTTTCTGAATCGAGCCAATAAAATTCAACATCATTTATATTCAAAGTTGCTACAAGTGCTCTCATAAATTTTACTTCTGCTAAATACCCCACAACATTACGCATCTGTCCTCCAAGAGAATCTCCTTTTACTAACAAATAACGAAAAATTAGTTCATCAACAAAATATTCTCCAGCAGGTTCAAGAAATTTTTCAATTAAATTATTTATTGCATTAACTTTGTCTTCATCTTTTAAATGTCCAATAGCTTTATCAGATAAGCCAGAAGCAGTTAACAAAGAATGATAAATCTCTTCCATTTTTAATAATTCAATGGGAGATTTTAACTTTGAAATTTTTGATTTAAGTGCTTTAGCTTCCAGAACCATCGGTGTAGCCCTCTTATTTTTTTCTAATGCTTGCGCAACAAAACCAGCCCTTACCGATTCGTAAGTTGTTTCTAAATCTTTTGAAGAAGTGAGGTGACTTTTGTAAGTGTAATTCATTATATTTTACTCCATTTATAAATGCATTTTCTTAATTCGTTCCTTCCGTGTTTTCCCATTTGTTGACTGCTATTTCCTTTTCCCTTTTCTAATATGTAAATATTGTCAACATTAAATCCGACTGTTTCTGCAAATTCACTTAATATTAAATCAACTGGAATAATTTCGCCTGCATACTGAACATTATCATTTACATAATAGACAGTACCACCTCTTCTCAAAGTTCTATGCATTTCGTAAATCAAAAAAGCGTGTTCATAAAAATAATGTCGAATCATTTTAATAATTCCATTATTATTTAATTTTTTTTCTTTCTTATATTCTTCTAATATCTCAAGAACTTCATTTAAGGCATTATTTTCAGTTCCCAATCTGTCCAGCATATTAAAAACATTTTCACCATATTGGGAAGTATAAAATTCTTTTAAATAAATTTTTCTACCATTTGATTCCACTGTGCTGGAAAGTAATGTTTGTCTTAAATTTCTAATTTCAATTTCATCTATTCCCAAATACACAAGTTCTAAAGCATATATTCTTGAATAATCATACCTGTTTACATATGGAGGTGAAGTTATTACCAAATCAAAAAAATTATTCTCGAGGCTGGGCAATATATTAAAAACATTACCAGAAATTAATTCGGTGTTTATATTTTCATTCTGGAAATCAATTCTTGAAGTTTCCTGTATGATATCATTTCTGATTATATTTAATTTTTCATTTAACGCATCTTTAAAAGTTGGAATATGGCCTTTATTAAAATCGCTACTTCCTTTTTTTGCTCGGGCATCCCATCTTAAACATTGACCATCTTTTCTTGTGTAACTTATTTTTTCCAAAATAGAAAAACAGGCAAAATTTATAATTTGTTTAACATTTAAATCAATATTCAGATTGCTAAAATAATATAAATATTTATTCAAGGCATTTTCATTATTCCTTGAGAATGCTTTTTCCGTAATCTTTATATGTTTATAATTTGTTTCTGGGTTTGTTTCTAAATTATTATAATCAAGGTTAACAATATTTTCAATTGCATCATTTAATATTGTGATATTTTCCAGATTTTCAAAAGCCAATCTTGTTTTAATTATAAATTCTCCAATTGGCAATAATTCAATTCCAACACTATTTATATTGTTTTCTTTTGATGTAAACAATGTTGTTCCAGACCCTGCGAATGGGTCGAGAATATTATTTATATTATTCCTGCCAAATTCATCTATTAAATACTGAACTAATTTAGATGCAAAGCCTTCTTTATATGGAAACCAGTTATATATAGGTGCTTTTTTATTATCTTGATTGCTTATAAGTTGTCTATTTAAATCAAAATTAGTTGTAATTATACTTTCATATTTATTTTCTAATTCGTCTCGAGATGTATTATGATTAATATTATTGGGCATATTTCAAAATAATTAATTGAATTGTTATAAAAAATTACTATTAATATGCACTAAATAATTTACTTAAAAACGGAAGTTAATTAATTACCTATTCTACATTTCGTATATAGCTTTTTAAATATTCATTTGAACCTATCTGAGAATAATCCTTTTTTGAATTAGTATAAATAAAAAACAATACAAGAAAAACAATTTCAACTGTTTTAAGACTTATTATAATAATTATAGGAATATTCATATAAAAGCATAGGAAATTAAATCTACTGAATAGATTATATAAATAATATAATAATATAATAATCCATACAATAAATATGAAAAAGCTTAACATCTGGTTAATTTTACTTACAGAAAATGAAAAATATTTTGGATTTACAGGTTCAAAAGATTCACGTTTTATAAGAATTTTTCTATATAGAGGTTTGTCAAATAATTCCTTTTCAATTAAATCCACGTGATGTTCCCAATTCTCTTGCCAAAATTTGCTTCCTTTGTTAACTAAATACCAGGAAAATGAAAATACGATGCCAATCAAAATAATAATAAATTGAAAGAAATGGAGACCTTCTGAATTTGAATATTTTTCAGTTAAAGAAATTCCATACCCTGCAAATGCAACACCTATAAAAGTCCAAAAATAAGTAGCTCTTTTCCAATATAAATTAATTTCCATTTTCCGTTCTGCTATTGCTTTTTCGAATCTATATTCTTTACTTACAAATACTCTTTTTCCATTCTCATAAATCATATTTTTAAAAATTAAAATTTAAAAATAAGTTAATTATTTAAAAGTATTAAAAATAAACTGTTATTTTTAGCCAATTTGTTGCCAACATATTATTAATTTAGCTACAATTCCCCCACAAATACGCCACGTAGCCCTAAAATATTTTTTTTAGCACAGTTTTAGCCCCATCCCAATTATAATACGACCTGTTGCAACACGTCGCAATGCTTATATATAGTGGTTTCCCCCGCTTTTGTGCGGGTTGACTTCTCAATAAAATGTCTCTATGTTGTATTAGAATTTAAAATTAAATAAAACAAATAAAATGAAAACAACAAAAAAAGAACAAAACCTGCCAGATGAACAAAACCCAATCTATACATTTAGTTGCATCCACACCGATATTTTAGCAAAAGCAATGAAGGGTGAAATTGATTTATTTACATTAGCAAAAAAAGAACTTCAAAATAGAGGTTTAAATAATGATGGATTGTGGGTGGGATTTAAACAAACCAAATTATTAACTCCAAATCAAATCAAAGCCAAAGAAAGCCTTATCAGAGAAATTAAAGTATTACAAAATCATTTAAGCAAATTATTATAAACCATTTAAAAATCAAAAAAAGAAAGGTTTCAAAAATGAAAAACGCAAACAGTAAGACCACAGCAAAGTCGAATAAGACTATAAAAGCAATCCAGAAACAAGCTAAAAAGGAATTTAAACAAGAAATCAAAAAGGTATTTAAACCAAATGGAAAACAAAACCCCAACCAACAGTTAAATCAAGAGTTCAAATCTGAAATGAATAAAGTATTTGAATCTAATAAACCCAATACAAAACCCTTCACAAGAAAAGAAAAAAAGGATATTTTAAAAGAACATACAGATTATTTCACCCCTTCGAATAAAAAAAGAATGGAAAAATGACAAAGGATGCAAAATCAAAAAAGAAAGAATCTGAAAAATCTGAAAAGAAAGCATCTGAAAAGAAAATTACTTTAAAAAGTATTGTATTAAAAGAAGTTCCTGAAATGTTGAAGGCAAACAAGAGCGGAATTAAATTAGCAGAATTAATTAATGCTATTTTAAAAATCAGAACGGAAGCCACCAGAAACTCAGTATGGGGATGTATTTATTCCCTTCTTCAGAAAGATTGGAAAGGAATGTTAATAATTGAAAAAGGAATCTATAAAATGAAAAATGGAAAAGTTCTGGATTCAAAAACTAATAATAAAAAATAA